ATGCATTGTTGTATTCTTTCTCATCTTGAAAATCTTCTGGCAATGGAAGCTCTGGTTCTGTTAATCCAATAGCTTGAGCAAATGATTCATTGAAGTTACGTTCTTCTGCGTAAATCATCATGGAGAATAGAGAGCATAAGCCATATGTGAATAGTGCTCTTGCTTTTTTCTCAGCAGTTGCTGCTACACGTCCATATAGTGTCTTAATTTCATATGCAGTAGCTGCTGTATTAATATCAATGTCATCAACGCCACCAAGTGCTAGGCGGATCTCTGAGCGGTACTGTTTAACGTATAAATTCTGATCACCTGAAACACTATCAGGGGTCATATACCCAACCCTGTCTGTTGGCTCTAGGTTTGCAATAACACGAGGAACTTTAATCTGACCATCTAGAGTACCAGCACCAAATGGTTGACTTACACGTGTACTTGCTCTTCCTGTTCCACCGATTGGTGCAAATCCTGCTTGTGAGCTAATTGTTGGGCGGAAACTGTTGTCATCTCCACTATCAAGAATGTCATGACGTGGACGACTAGAAATAAGCGTTGGATTTCCGAAGAACTTCATGTTCTTACGGATGTTTCGCACCAACTCATCGTGATACAAGATCTGATGTGCCAACCAATCGAATTCACCGTTACCTGTTGCTTCACCTGTGCAGTCCATGTGGTTAAACACTTCAACTGCGGGGATAAACCCAAGGCTGTTGGTCAATACCTCTGTTTGACCAGGCATCTTGAAGGGCATTGCACCCATCTGGTTTGAGAACTCAATTTTCTCGTCTGAGATTGTTTGTTCAATCCGATCTTTGTATACCTTCAGTTGAATCCACTTCTTTTTACCATTTGATCCATTCGAACCTGGCAGATTGTCTGCCAACCCAATGGTTTGTTGGACATTAAAGGAATATACAAGGACTAATGATTCAAGATCTCCAGCTTGGTCACGATATGCTCTATAGCTGTCCTTAGGAAAGTAAAGAATCTGATAACTTTCGCCAGCAGGGCGGAAATAGAAAAGACCTTGTCCATCACATAGGAAGTAATCGACAATACTTTCGAACTTCATCTCTAGCATGTTCTCAAGGCTGAGCTTTGCTAGGAATTCACGTCTCTTTCCAAAGGAATCTTGTTCTGAGTAGAACTCAATTCCTCTGCGCAGCATAAATGTCCTCATCTGTGCAAGATGAGAGGACACAATCATTGTGTCTACTGATAAGTCGCCACGTCTTTCTTTTGCTGCTAATAGTATTTGTTGAAATTCGCTATTAATTGAATTCATTTCAATATTTCATGCTGTTCATTAGTTTTATACTACTTGATTTTTTTCAAAGCTTTCTCATAAATCTCTTCAGCATTTGATTTAACGGGATCGGGTGCTTCAGGTAATGTAAAGTCTGCTCCGAATGGATTCACTCCTCCATACAGGGATTTCTTCATTTGATCTGAGCGGCTCCTTGATTCTGCAATTGATTTGTCCAATCCTCTTTCACGATTCTGTGCACCAAAGGGATCATTTGCTCCGTAATTTTTATTGTCAAAGAAATCAAATTCGTTACGCATTGAACGCTGGTTTAAACGATTTGAATCGATGTACATATCCATGAATCGTGCCGCTGCTGCAGGACTATCATCTGCACCACCATACTTACCACCCCCACCATCTGCTCCGTAACTACGATATGAGTTATCGTTTAGAACCTTACTATTGTCAATAGAGTAATCGAAGTTCTGTGCTTGATTAATAGAGTTATCCTGGTTTACTCGATTCCGATTGCCATCAATATTAATTGGATTAGCTTGTGAAATAGGAGAAGCTATAGAATTATCGCCTGCAGTCGCTTTTCCTGCTTTAGATGCAGGGACTGTTGTAGGAGCATCTTTAGATTTAGTAGGTGCTTCGGGTTCTGGCTTAGCCTCACCAGCTTTCACATAACCACGTAATTTATCTAGAGCATCCTCAGAGGCTCCTCCCATTGAAGAACCTTCTGTACTAGCTCTATCTGCATAGTCCAGCACCATTTGTGCTCCTTCGGCTTTACTCAGATCTCCACGATTGTCAAACGCAGTACGAATATCCAAACCGCTGAATCGATCTGTACCTTTTCCAGACCCTGCTCCTTCAGCCTTGCGATCGAATGCATCTAAATAACTTTGAAATTCAGCGCTACCTGCTTTACGAGCCATCTCACTATCTATAAATTAAAGCTGTCACTATTGTAGTCCATTTGTAGACTACCTCTTCTTAGCAGTCCACCCATTGTTAGTACCATTGAATCTACAGCGTCATCATGTGGTGAATGTCCAAAGTTAAGCAGCTCTTCTTCGAGTACATCCCACTTACGCCATTTGTTCCACACAACTTTTTTGTGCTCATATAAACCAAGTACGCCTCGGAGCCTTGCAAGTTTGTCTCCTTTAAATCCTTTGACTGGTGATACAGATAGGTTATACAACGCACGCTGTTCAAGAATTATTCTTTTAAAGTCACCCTCAAATGAGTTTTGATAAGCAACGGCTTCAGGCCATATTATGCACGGCGACATTGTTGGAAAAAATTGACCTTCGTCGTTCTCAAGGACTATATTCCAATCAGCAAGCATTTGGCAGAGCAGATCCATCTTATCGAGATTGCCCATCGTGCGAGCACGCCGTTGATCGATCATGTAGATTTTGCCTTCTTTAATTCCACCAAGGGTCATGACAGTCCAGTCATTCTTCTCTTTCAGTCCAGCACTAAGGTCAATACCCACACCTAAGCAGTCGTAATCCTCAGGTACCTCACCTTTAATAATTAACTCAGGAGAAATACCCACATCAGTTGACTTAACTGCGGTATTTAAATACTGATATGCAAAAGCAACGCGATCTTCCAGCTTGCGTTCATTCAAATATTTCATTGACCAAAACTCTGGCCAGTAAGACCTCTGTTTACCGTCAGGGTCTGTTATGACTGCTCGCTGAACAATCTGTTTCCACTTGTTCTTTGGAACGAATAACGTGGCGTGAATATCGTCAAAGTGGAAGCGGGTTCCCAAACAGATAGCCCGTGCACCTTGAAACATCGTTGGTGCGATAACGTTAGACCACGTCTGCTCCATCTCACGGCGAATGTCTGGGTTGTTGATCGAAGCGGCAGATTTGATAGGGTCATCAATAAGCACCAACTGTGATCGTTTAGAGGTGATTGCACCTTTAAGACCACCACACGCAATTGTGAAAGCTTCTTCACCTGCTGTGTCAATTCCTGCAAACTCATAATCAATAGACCAGTATTCATCTGAACGTTTTATCTTTGAGAGCCTTACCATCGGAAAGATCTCTCGGTATTTTGAACTCGTCAGTATTCCCTTTATAGTTGCAGACTTGGCACGACTGATGTCTACCATGTATGCGATATAGAGAATACGCAGCATTTGCTTAGCAGCTGTATGTCGTCCAATCATCCAAGCTGCAAACAAACCTAGGACGGTACTTTTGGCAGAACCACGTGGTGCAAGGATCGAGGTGTTCGGACCTGCTACTCCAATTAGGCATTCACTATTTTCTCCAGTGCACAGCTCTGCATGCCACTCCAACATATGTTTGGCAGCAGGTTTTCCCATGAACTTACAAAAGTCTTGGAAATTATCTCTTGCTTTTAATACGTCTTCACTTGGTGGTTTGACAGTTACCTTTGTAGCTGTCATCAGTGCTATTCGTCTGTACGCTAATGATGCGCTAGATATTGCCATAAGTTAGCCTTTCCTAAAGTCTAACTAATAATTACCTTCTTGATAGTCCGTATTCTTTAGCTGAACGCTCAGCAGCTCTATTCTTCATTCGACTAATTGCTCTACTTCTTGCTTCCCTTGCTTTGCTTTCTGCAAATGACAGTCCCATGTCTCTTAAGTAGATAGCAGCTTCTTCTGCACGTACTCCTGATCCAGAACCACCGTCAGGCATTTTTGGTAGAGCTTTTGGCAAAGTCCCTTGCAACCTCAAACCAGAAGCTTTCGCATCTTCAATAGCAGGAAGTTCCCTAAGTTCTGGTACAGGAGGGAGGTAGCTCATTAGCCAAGCTCGCT